GAGCATAAGGTCCCCGTCATGCTGGAGAACAGGTCCGGCAAATACATCACCTACGGCTTTGCGAACGAATACCCCTACTACCTGCTGGACAACTATCGCAGGTCGTCCAAGCACAACGCCATTGTCAACGGCAAGGTGAACTACATCATGGGCGGAGGATGGCAGGCAGGGGATGACTTGACCGTAGAGCAGCAGGCCCGATTCATCAAGTTCTTTGACGGACTTTCCAGCACGGAGGACCTGAACGATATTACCGAGAAATTGGTCTTGGACTTAGAACTATTCAACGGCTTTGCGGTTGCGGTTACTTGGTCCAAGTTGGGAACCATCGCCAAGATGGAGCATGTCCCGTTCGAGAAAATCAGGGTGGACAAAGAAGAAAAGATGTTTCAGGTGGCGGACTGGTACAACGACGACATGATGCAGTTGTTCCCCAAGGTCGGGGACATCGAGAAAATCCCGGCCTTCGACCCGGAGAATCGCCTCGGCAAGCAGTTGTTCTACTATCGGGTCTATGCTGCTGGCGTGAAACACTATCCTTTGCCCGAATACATCGGAGGGAACGCTTGGATTGAGGCAGACGTACAGGTGGCGAACTTCCACAACAACAACCTCCGCAACAACTTTTGGGGCGGTTACTTGATTAATTTCAACAACGGTATCCCGACCCCTGAAGAACAGGGGGACATCGAGAGGCAGATTAAGCGTAAGTTTAGCGGTACGGACAACGCTGGTCGCTTTGTGGTAACCTTCAACGACGACGCAGCCAACGCCCCGACTTTGGAACCGCTCACTCCGAGCGACATGGATAAGCAGTTCGAAATCCTGAACAAAGCCATCCAGCAAGAGATATTCATCGCACATCGTGTAACGAATCCAGCGTTATTCGGTGTCAAAACCGAGGGCCAACTCGGAGGAAGAACTGAATTAGTCGAGGCTTACGAACTATTCAAAGCCACCTACGTCAACGACCGGGTCCGCAAGGTGGAGCGGATGATTAATTACCTCGGCTCCTTCAATGGCGTGGAAGGCATGGAACTTATCCCGGTTGAGCCTATCACGGAGCGACTAAGCGAGCAAGCCCTGTTGCAGATTATGACCCAAGACGAACTTCGGGAAAAGGCAGGCCTGCAACCGCTTGAGAAACCTGCCGACGTGGTTGGACCTAATCCCCAACCCGACGAGCAACCGCAAACCGTGGAGCAACTTGCCAGCAACGAGAACATCAAGAAGTTGTCAGGCCGTGAGTACCAAAACCTGATGCGAATCGTGCGTCAGTATATGCAGGACAAAATCACGCTGGAGATGGCTCGGACCATGCTATCAGCAGGCTTCGGTCTGTCAGCCCAAGAGATTGACACGATGCTCGGAGTGCAGTCCCAAGAGTTCAGCGAACCTCAATGGGGCCAAGAGGACGACGAAGACTACGGCTGGGGCGACGAAGAGTTCAAGGTCTTGGAAGTGGTTGCAAGTAAGTTTGGATGCCATGCCGACGACTACCACGTCATGCACTCGAAACCAATGCGTTTTGACTCCAACATCGACGAAAATATCCGCTTGGCATTTGCCGAATTAGGCGAAGAAGAGAAAGAGTTGGACCTGAAGATTGAAGCGTATCGCAAGAAGAACCGGGACGCCAGCGTTGAAGAAATGGCAAAGGAATTTGGGGTCAGCAAGGCGAAGGTCGCCAAGCGTGTCGCCTACCTAATCACCAAGGACCGCTACCCAATCAGCAGGGCCGTGGACAAGATTGCCGAGCAGAACCTTCCCAAGAACGTGAAGGAAGTTGCCGAGCCAGTCTTGGAAGTCCGCTACAAATACTCTTGGGCCACAGGTTTCAGCAACAAGGACAAGCGGTCAAGCCGTGAGTTCTGCAAGGTCATGCTGGACTTGGCCGGGCAGGGCAAGGTCTACACCCGTGAGGACATCGACGGGATTTCTGCAATCATGGGATATTCCGTTTGGAATCGCAGAGGCGGTTGGTATCACACGCCCAGCGGAGTGAATCGCCCCCAATGTCGCCACGTATGGGAGCAGCAGTTGGTCATCCGTAAAGGCAATAAAATCAGCAAGGCATGAAGGCACTATTCATAAGCGAAGAAACGCTGCTCGACAATAGCATTATTAACGAGAACGTATCCTACACGCAAATCCGTCCAACGGTTGTCAAGGTGCAGGAGATGCGGATTCAGCCAATCGTTGGTTCTCCGTTGTACGGGGAACTCGTCAGCCAAGTGGTCAGCGGTTCAACGTCTGCCCTGAACCAAACGCTCTTGGAGGACTACATTCAGCCTGCAATGATTCAATGGCTTTACTACGAGTTGCCAATGGTGTTGGCCTTCAAGTACATGAACAAGGGGATGGTCCGTAGAACAAGCGAAGAGTCCTCGCAAATGAGCATGGAAGAAATCACCCGGCTGACCGACAAGGTGAAGAACGATGCCGAGTGGTATTCCGAACGCATAACTCGCTACCTCATGGAGAACCGCAACTCGTATCCCTTGTGGAACTCGCCTCCGTCGGCTTTGGATACCATCTACCCGAACGCAACGAACTACCGCACCGGGATGGTCTTAGACCGCAACAGGAGAATGGGAATCAGCAACTTGGATTACCCTTATCCCTACGGACAACTTGGGGCGTGTAATGACTGCTGACGATGGGCGCACACAAGAAGAACATACTGAAACTGCAAAACTATGTCTTGGATAAAAATCAAGCAGGCTCTCTTGGACCTTGCCAACAACCATCCGCAAGTAAACTCCTTCGGGACGGGCGACCCGCTTGCGGTAGGCACGGACAACACGATAAATCTGCGAACCCCAAGCCGTGAACGCATCGTCTATCCGCTCGTTTTTGCGGACGTGCAGTCTGCAAGTACTGACGCTGGCACTTTGGACTTGGTGGTTGGGGTTTACTTTTCTGACCGTGTTGAGTCCATTAAGCCGATGGGCGGAGTGGTTTCGGGCAGCCCTACGCTGGGTTGGCAGGACAACGAGGATGAGGTCCTAAGCGACCAACTGCAAATCGCACAGGACTTCATATCAGCCCTCACAAACGACCCAAGCGAGGACTGGACCCTCTCATCCAGCGTATCGCTCACGAGGTTCGTAGAGAGCCGGGACGACCGCACGGCTGGATGGCAGGCGACGATGACCTTTGAGATTCCTTACGGCCATTCGGTTTGTGAAATTCCCACCTAAAAGACATTTACAATTAAACGCTAAAAAATGCCTACACCCATATTGCAACAAATGCTCGGACAGGGCGGTACGATGGAGTTTATCAATGGAGCCGTAAGCGGTAAAGTTTACGACTTCTTGGTAGTCAACGCTGCTGCGACTTTCACAACCCTTACTGGAACTGGAAGCGAGAACCTGATAACCGCTTACAACTTGTCGGGCGCATCCATATCCGCTGGTATCGTGATTTCAGGACGCAATGGCGGTAAGATTACGGCCGTTACTCCATCCGCAGGTTCAGTCATCGGTTACACCTTCCTCTAATGCTCATCGGCTACGGCTACGGCTACCCGACCAATATGCTCATCGGTGGACTCGCTGCCGGGGTTTGGGGTGCTTTTAATGCAAGGGCTACGGCTGACGGGGCTACCGCTGCCGAGGCTGCCGTGAATGGCTGCCTGTTCGTCCGATTCGCTGCAATCTTCAACTTCTAACAATGCCGACACCATCGCTGATTTTAGTACCTGCACGATTCAAAACGGGCAAACTCTACACCCCAGTCGCTACCACTTCGGGTGGTTTGGTATTGGGTGCATCGGGCGACTTCAATGTTACTCGTGCGACGACTGCGACCCGTGTAAATGCAAGCGGCTTGATTGAGTCGGTGGCTTCGGGGATTCCGAGGTTGGACTACTTCGCAAGTGGTGGCGTTGTTGGATGCCCTGCGTTGCTCGTGGAGCCACAGTCGCAGAATGTGGCAAGGTTTGTCAATCAAATGACTGGTCAAGACTTTCCATCGGCATCGGGAGGCCTAACTATTACAACTGGCAGCACGGACTTTCTTGCACCGAATGGAGCAAGCGGAAGCATAACCAAGTATGTCGGAGGGGCTGCATCGGGGGATACCCAACAAGCCTATTATGTAGGTGGAAGCATTACTGCATCTGCTTCGGGTGTTCACACTTTCAGTTTATTTGTAAAGGCAGGAGCCACCAATCCATTGAATTTTTGTGCTATTCAATTCGCTTTATTTACAGGAGCGAGTGGAACTGCAACGTCATATTTCAGTCTTGCGAGCGGTACGGCTTTAACTACTGGAGCGAGCATTCAAAATTACGGAAATGGGTGGTATCGACTGACATCTGCCCCCTACACAATCGCAGCGGGCGACCTTACTGGCAATGTAGTCTTTATTTTTGCCGAAGCAAACAACGATTTTAGTTGGCCCGCATCGGGCGCACTCAACTTGACCGCCTACACTTGGGGAGCGCAGATGGAGGCAGGCTCCATTGCCACCTCCTACATCCCCACAACCACCGCAGCGGTAACCCGCAACGCAGACGTGATAAGCGTATCAGGCGCAGTCAGCGGTTGCATCGGGCAGACCGAGGGGACGATTTATTGGGAGGGGTATTTTGGTAATGCACAAGGTGCTCTTGCACAAGATGGTTTTCAAATAGGTAATAATGCAAATAATTATATTTATTTTGGGGTTAATAGCGGAAGACCTTATTTTAGACTTAGGGCCAATGGTATAAACGAGGTTACTATTTCGCCCATTGGAAATGTTATACAAAACAACCAAAAAACAAAAATTGCGATTGCATATAAATCGGGGGATAGTGCTTTGTTTGTTAATGGAACGCAAATAGGCGTAACCGATACAGACGCTTTTACATTCACTTCATCATTATCCGTTGTTGAAATAGGTTCAAGCCTCTCTTCAAGCGGTTCTGAAGGCTTTAGCAATTCGCCTAAAAAACCTGAATCTTTTGCCCTATACACCACAAGGCTAACCGATTCGCAACTCGCTGCCCTCACAACCCTCTAACGATGAACATCCATATCATCAAGACCCTTGCCGATGGCTACCTTGTTGGGGATAACTACGGCAATACGGCTTTTATATCCTTTGCGGAATTTGAAAAATTAACCCCTTCTTGGGTTCCCTAACGATGGCTACCTTCCGCAAGTATGTCTTCCCCAAGCAGGCCGACGCTGACAAGGTGCTGGCTCTATGCACAGGCACGACCGCTGCGGTTGGCCTTGGGGTCTTGGATGGCCTTGTGTGCTACGACATCCTTTGGGAAGGCGACGCACCCGAAGATGCCACCCAGTACGAAACTTGGCCCGAACCCTGCGGAGTCCACGCCTTTGCAGGTTGGGAGGAACAATACACCGAGGACTACAACGCCAAGTACCGACCAAGTAACTGACCAAGTAACTGACCAACAAACCCAAGAGCAAATGAGATTATTCCGCAAACGCAACCCCGAAACACCCGAAACCCCTAAACTCCCTTTTATGAAATCAGCAGTCATCGCACTCCTTCGCCACCTTCTCACCTTCATCGGTGGTACACTCGTCGCTAAAGGCATCATCGATGCAGCGACCCTTACCGAAATCATCGGTTCCGTATTGACCTTGTTGTCAGTTGGTTGGATGGCCTTGGATAAAACAAAGGGTAAGGAGTGAACCTAATCGAAACCACCATCGTCGGGAGCGTTGCAGCAATCGTCGGTGGAGCGGTCGCTTGGTTCACCAAGGGCCGTGTCGAATCGGACTCCCTGCAAGTCAGGCAAGCCCAAGCAGTCCTCGCTATGTGGCAGGCTACCAGCGAGTCCCAAAACAAAGAATTAACACAACTTCGTAATGAGGTCGTAAGTTTGCGTCAGCGGTTAGAGGAAATGGAGCATACCATCCACTCCCTCCAAGCCGAGAATGCCAAACTTAAAAACCTCGTATGAAAGTAACCAAGCATTCCAAAAACGTCCACGCCATTGAGTGCGGACGGACCCAAGAATTTCTGCTCCTGTCCGACCTGCATTGGGACAACCCCAAGTGCGACAGGGCGCTGCTTACCAACCACCTCGAAGAAGCAAGACGCAGGGGTGCGAAAGTCCTCGTAAATGGGGACTTTTTTTGTTTGATGCAAGGCAAGGGCGACCCTCGCAGGAGCAAGGACGACATCCGACCCGAACACAACAACGGGCGTTACTTGGATTCCATCGTTGACACGGCAGTCGAATGGTTCCGACCCTATGCAGACCTCCTGCTGGTCCTTGGCTACGGGAACCACGAAACGAGCATCATCCAACACCAAGAAACGGACATCTTGCTCCGCTTCGCCACAATCCTCAACCACACCTGCAAGACCGACATTCAAGTCGGGGGCTATGGCGGGGTCTTAGACTTCAAGATGATTTACGACCCGGACCATCGCTGCAACTTCATTATGCACTACTATCACGGCTCCGGGGGCGGTGGACCTGTAACGAAGGGAGTCATCCAAGACCAGCGCATCCTTGCGAGCATTGAGGGCTACGACTGCACTTGGCAGGGCCACGTTCACGAACTTTATTACCACCAAAACATCGTCAACCGCTATGTGCGTACTACTCACCAAATTCTTCAAAAGCCCGTGCATCAAGTCCGCACGGCAACGTACAAAGAAGAATGGGCCGACGGGTACATGGGCTTTCACGTTGAGCGTGGAAGAGGCCCGAAGCCTTTGGGCGGATATTGGATGACCCTCGAAGCAGGACGCTTTGTGGGCAAGGACCGAAGAGGTCCCGAATTACAGGTCTTTGCTTCCTTCTCCCCCTGCGACAGGTTCTACACCGCTGGCAGTTAGGTAGAGGTAACCGTATTCTTTCTCTGCGTTAAACTGGGGACAGGCCTTCGTAACGCCCGGAAAGTCCCTGTGTCCGATGATGCGGGCCTTGGGATACTTCTTGAGCCAATCAAGCAGCACCACGGCAATCGCTTGACGTTGGCCGATAGTTCGGTCATCTTTGTCCTTGCCTCCGATATAACTAACGTGGAGGCTCGTAGCGTTATGCCCCTGCACCCCGTTGGTAACGGCTGAGTCAGGAGCCAAGACCGTTACATTCCCAGTCGAATCAATGATGCGATGGTAGCCGACCGACTTCCATCCAAGGGCCTCCTTCCAGTGCTTACGGATGGAGGCGATGGTTGTGTTCTTCGGGGTTGCCGTGCAATGGACGACGAGGTGGGTGATGGTTCTCATTCTTCGGGGTTTAGTTTGTGGAAGTAGTTGACCGCAACAGGGTCGGCAACATCGGGACCGCTGGATAGGTGGACCTCCTTGGTCCCCTGCCATTGAGCCATGGCCGGGTCATAGCCCAGTAACTCGCAGGCTTTCCGGTATTCCAAGAGAAGGGCGTGGTTGCCTTCAAGGTCAGCGTTGTCGATGGCTATCATCAGCCGTTCCAAGGCGTTTGTCAGGGCCTTGGCAGGTCGTAGAGAGTGGTATTCGGGCATGGGTTAGGTTTCTACAAATGTAGCCAATACCCCCCAAATCGCAATAAAACGGGGGATGAATAATTTTTTTGCTACGAGGTGGCACAAATAGGGTCGGGCCGTATTAACTTTGCTTTACAAACCAAACCTCAAACCATGAACCACGAAACCAAAGCCAAAATCAAAGCAGCCCTTGCAACGGGCTACATCCTGCTGACCGCCTGCCTCGGCATCGCCTTCTTCGGAAGGTTCATCTTCGCACTTATCACCAACTAAACCCAAACCAAACCTCAAAACCATGACAATAGTCCCCAACAAGTTAACCCCGGAGCAACTCGCCAAGATTGCCGAGCCTCTACCACCCGAAGCCATTGCGGCCCATCCTCGCATGGCTGGCCTCTCAACTATTAAGGGAATCTTCGTAACCGAGCGACTGAACCAAGTATTTGGTGTAGGTACTTGGGTTGTTAAGACCGACCTGTCCAGTCCCATCACAACGGTCCACACGACCACCAATGCAGGCCGTGAGCGTATCGAATACACGGCAGTAGTCAAGACCATCTTCACGGTTCCCGAATACGCAATCTACTACGAGTGCATCGCATCCTCCACCAACTCCGACCCGGGCGACGCAGCCAAAGGAGCGACCACCGATGCCATCACCAAAATTGCCTCATGGATTGGGATTGGAATTGATGTGTACAAAGGCAAGCACGGAGCAGCCCCCAAGCCCGCCAACGCCAATTTGCTGGACCTCAACGACAAACTCGGACTGGTCCCTTCCTACGACGAACTGACCACCGCAACCCTCAAGGCGGACTTCCTCGCATTGCTTGAGAAACTACCAAAGGAGCAACAGGCGAAGTTCATGAAGGACATCGACCATATGACCCCTGCACGCTTTGAAAAAGGCATCCAATTCATCCAAAACCAACTTGCAAAATCATGAACCTACTTGAAAAAATGAATGCCGAGGAGTTTCGGAAACTCCTTGAGTTCAAAGAGAAATTTCCCATTATTGGCCTTGACTTGGTCAAAGCCTTGAGCGAGAAAACCCTTTGCATCCAACTGACCCTTGGCGAGTGCATCGACCTGTCCAATGCACTTGGCATCCCTTATGGCCAGTATTGCAACCAAATCTTTGACGCTTTTAAATCGAAGCCATGACCTTTAATCAATACTTACAATCCGTAGAGGCCTGCAAGCCTGCCGTTGAGTGGGCAGGAAACAAGACGATAGAAGAAGTCGTTGCAACCTGCCACCGAGGGGATTGGCTCCTATGGCTTGCCAAAAAGTGCGACATCGGACTGCAACCGCTGACCCTTGCCAAGGGACATTGTGCCAACATAATTAGGCACTTGATGAAGGACGAGCGCAGCATAAAGGCGGTTGATGTTGCTATTGCTTTTGGCGAAGGCAAAGCGACCCGTGAAGAGTTAGACGCTGCCGCTGACGCTGCCTATTACGCTGAGGCTGACGGTGCCTATTACGCTGCCGCTGCCGCTGCCGCTTACGCTGCCGCTGCCTATTACGCTGCCGCTGCCGCTGCCTATGTTGCTGCCGCTGCTAATAGAATGCAAACCGCTGACATCTGCCGAAAGTACATTGGCGAACTAATCATTGAAAAAATAAACCAAATCCTAACCCAAACCACATGATTCACCCAACTCTCATCACAATACCAAAGGCTGACATCTGCAAGGCAGA